CCGTGCGCTTGAACGACGCCTTCATGGCTCGTATCGAGGCCGGTGTGACCGCTCTGTGATGACCTGGGCCGGGGCAACCCGGCCCATCAACCTGAAAGGATCACACCATGCCCGCTGAAAGCGTATCGCAACGCATCGCCCATATCCCCGACGGCCTGACCGAACAAGAACTGCGCGCACTGCTCGCAGCTCTGGTCAACGGCCTGCAGGTGATCATGGCCAAACTCGACGCGGATTCCGGTGTCGGTGACACCAACTACGCCGCGACCTTCGCTGAATACATCACGGACTGAAAGGAACCACCATGTCCTACAACATCGAGCAGATCAACAGCGGCTCCGTGTCGCTGACCGCCGCCGGCCTCGCCGAAGGCACCAACGCCAACACCTACAAGACCGTCAACACGCTGACCTACACCAGCAATGGCGTGTTCAAGTCCAAGAACGCTACCGACAACGTCGCATTCAGCGCCGGTCTCGGCACGGTGCCGCCCTCCAGCGCCGCCCTGTACGCCGTGTGGATCGACGGTGCCGGCAACTTCAGCAACACCCGCGGCCCGGTCGTGGCTGCTGGCGAGCCCTGCCCGGTGCCCGGTGCCCCGGCTGGTGACGTGGCTCTGGTCGGCCTGATCAAGGTCACGACCAACAGCTCGACCACGTTCACCCCCGGCTCCACGGATCTGGGCGCCGCTGGCGTGACCGACGTCTTCTCGGACTGCATGGTCATGCCGGGCACCGCCCAGTAAGTTGCCATCCTCTTCTCAGAGGTTTCACGGGCCACCTTCGGGTGGCCCGTGTTTTTGGCGCGTTCGATTTCCAAACCCAACAGGAGAAAAGCGATGGCAAGAAAAGAAGCTACCCCTGGCGTCGAGATCATTGATGACGCCCCGGTCGTAGAGACCGTGGCTGAGTCGACCGACTTCCGCGAGCTCGCGGCCAGCGAAGCATTCATGAACGAATTCGTGACGGTGTTGGTGCATGCCACCACCGATGAGAACCAAGCCCCGCACGTCATCGTCAACTGCAACGGCACAAACCAGCCGATCGTGCGTGGCTACCCGACGAAGGTGCGGCGCAAGTACGTCGAGATCTTGGCTCGCATGAAAGAGACCAAGTACACGCAGTACACGCCCAACCCGGCCGCACCGGACGTCACCGAGATGCGCGCTCGCCACGGACTGGCCTACCCCTTCGATCTGGTTGATGACTCCAACCCGAAGGGCCGCGCGTGGCTGCAGAACGTGTTGGCTGAGCCTGCCTGACCAGGAGTGCCTGAGTGAACTTTCTTCAGCTCATCAACCGCGCGCGGGTGGAGTGTGGCGCCTCGGGCGCCAGCACTCCGCTGACGACGGCGCAGGGCCTGACCGGCGAATCCGCGCGGTTCGCCAGCTGGGTCAACAGCGCCTGGGTTGATGTGCAGACGGCGAAGGAAGACTGGCAGTGGATGCGTGAGCCCTTCCAGTTCAACACGGTCACTCAGCAGCAGGTCTACACCGCCGCCCAGGCGGGGGTGGGCAGCACGTTCGGCAACTGGAAGCGCGACAGCTTCCGCTGCTCGTCGGTCGGACAGAACTATCGCGACGAGCAGCTGCTGAACTACATGGACTTCACGACGTTCCGCAACCTGTACCAGTACGGGAACATGCGGACGACCTACGCCCGTCCGGTGGTGGTGTCGATTACGCCGGACAAGGATCTGGCCTTCGGCTCGATCCCGGACCAGCCCTACGTGATCGTCGGCGAGTACTACGTCAAGCCGACCGAGTTCTCGGCCGACACTGACGCACCGTCTCCGTACTTCCCGGACCGGTTCCACATGATGATCGTCTACCGGGCAATGATGTTCTACGGCGGCTACGAGGCTGCGCCCGAGGTCTACGCACGCGGCGAGACCGAATTCAAGCGGCTGATGAATCGACTCGACATCGACCAGCTGCCCACCACCGTGAGCGGGCCACCCCTGGCTTGAAGGAGCCGACGTGCCGCTCAAGACGCCGCCCGTTCAATACGACCTGATCCGACTGGCCGGAGGCCTGGATCAAGTCACCCCGACGCTTTCGCTGCCCCCGGGCTACGTGCGTCGCGCGGCGAACTTCGAGTGCTCGATCACGGGCGGCTACTCCCGCGTCGGGGGCTACGAGCGGTTCGATGGCCGGCCGAGTCCTTCGGCGGCGGTCTACAACCTGCTGGACTGCACGCTGACCGGCGCAGTCGCCGTTGGCGACACGATCACCGGGCAGACGTCTGCGGCGACCGCAAAGGTCATTGCGCTGGCAAGTGGCAACGTGATCGTCACCCGCGAGGTCGGCGTGCTGCTGACCGGCGAGGGCATCCGCGTTGGCGCAACACCCGTCGGCACGATCGACGAGGTGGTCGGCGTATCAGCCGACGGCCTGCTGGATGCGACCTACAAGGCGCTGGCCGCCAACGAGTACCGGTCTTCGATCCAGGCGGTGCCGGGCACCGGCTCGATCCTGGGCGTGGCCTTCTACAACGGCAAGGTCTACGCATGGCGTGCGAACGCGGGAAACACCGCGGTCGACATGTACGTCTCGGGTACGAGCGGCTGGACCAAGATCAACTTTCAGAAGGAGCTGCCGTTCAACACGGGCAGCTCTGCAATCACTGTTGGCCAGACGGTCACCGGCGCCACGAGCGGCGCCACCGGCGTCGTGTCGCGGGTGGTCATTGAAGACGGCGCCTGGAGCTCGGGCGACGCCCAGGGTCGGCTGATCCTCTCGAGCACGACCGGCACCTTCCAGAACGCAGAGAACTTGCAGGTCTCTGCGGTCAACCGTGCGGTGTGCGCGGGTGCAGCCACGCAGATCTCCTTTGCCCTGGGCGGTCGGTTCGAGACCGTCATCGCCAACTTCGGCGGTGGCACGGCCAACTACAGGCTCTACGGGTGCGACGGCGTCAATCGCGCGTTCGAGTTCGACGGCACGCTGCTGGTGCCGATCAACAGCACGATGCCGGTCGACACACCCAAGCACATCGCTTTCCACAAGCAGCACCTGTTCTTGTCGTTCGGTGCGTCGCTGCAGTTCTCCGCGCTGGGGGATCCGCACCAGTGGAACCCGATCCTGGGCGCAGGCGAACTGGCGATGAATGCCGAGATCACGAACCTGATCCCGCTGCCGGGCGACCAGTCTTCGGGCGCGCTGGGTGTGTACACCCGCAACGACACCTCGGTGCTGTACGGCACGAGCTCGGCCAACTTCGCACTGTCTACGTTCAACACCGGCACGGGCGCAATCCCGTACACAGCCCAGAACATGGACCAAGCGTACGTGCTGGACGATCGCGGCGTGATGACGCTGGGCACGTCGCTGAACTTCGGCAATTTCTTGCCGGCGTCGCTGACGATGAACATCCGGCCGTTCCTCGAGGTGCGCAAGAACCTCGCGACGGCCAGCGCGGTGAGCCGCGACAAGGGCCAGTACCGGGTGTTCTTCAGCGACGCCAACGCGCTGTACCTGACGATGCTCAACGGCAAGCTGCTGGGTTCGATGCCAGTGCAGTTCACGAACCCTGTCACTTGCGCGTGCGAGGGCGAGGACACGGACGGAAACGCCGCGACGTTCTTCGGATCCACCAACGGCTTCGTTTACCAGCTCGACGTGGGCACCAGCTTCGACGGGCAGCCAATTCCGGCCAATCTGAACCTCGTCTACAACAGCACGCGCTCGCCGCGTGTGCTCAAGCGGTACCGCAAAGCGGCCGTCGAATTGACGGGCGACTCGTTTGCCGAGATCGCATTTGGCTACGACTTGGCCTACCGCAAGACCTCGCTGTCCCAGGCTGCTGACGAGACCTACGAGAACGATCTGCGGTCCGCCTACTGGGACAGCATGACCTGGGACAACTTCGTTTGGGATGGTGCGGACATCACGCCGTCTGAAATTGAGGTTGTGGGCACCGCCGAGAACATGGCGATCCGCATTTCCTCGGTGTCAGCGATTCTTCAGCCGTTCACGGTGAACAACATCATCGTGCACTACACCGTTCGCCGGGGGCTTCGATAATGCCAAACAGCTACTACAACCATTCAATCTATCCGACTCCCAACGCACCGGGATCGTCGGCGGCTCTGCGAGCCGAGCTGGACCTGATCACGGCTGGCTTCAGCCTGCTGCCGACGCTGTCGGGCAACGGTTACAAGGTCGCGATGGTCAACGCCGGCGGCACCGCACTGATTGCCTCGAGCGCGCTGCAGTCGCTGGCGATCACCAGCTCGACGATCGACAGCACGCCGATCGGCGCAACGACCCGAGCAGCCGGTAACTTCACGAACCTGTCGGTCAACGGCACGGCCGGCCTCGGCTCAAGCGTCACGATTGCCGGCGGCACGATCAACAACACCATCATCGGCGGCACGACGCCGGTGGCCGGCTACTTCACGACGCTGTCCGCCACCTCTGGCCTGACGGGTAACGTGACCGGCAACCTGACCGGCAACGTAACTGGCAACGTCCTGGGCAATCTGACGGGTAACGTGACCGGCAACGTCACGGCCACCAGCGGCACAAGCCAGTTCAACAACGTCACGATCAATGGCCAGCTGGACATGGACGCGGGCAGCTCCGCGACCATCATCAACCTGCCCAACCCGACCAACAACGGCGACGCGGCCAACAAGGGCTACGTCGACACCCAGGACGCGCTGAAGCTGTCGCTGGCCGGCGGAACGATGTCCGGTGCCATCGCGATGGGTACCAACCGCATTACGGGCATGGGTGACCCGGTCAACGCGCAGGATGCGGCGACCAAGATCTACGTCGACAACTCGGTGCAGGGCCTGGACGCCAAGGCAAGCTGCCGGGT